ATTTACATACACAGATTCCGATCTTCGTCCTAATATATTAGAGCGATTTGATAATTGTAATTTAGATCCTAATTCAGCCAGATATATAGCTCGTGTAATTGGCGATCGTTTTAGAACTTTTGCTACCGGCGGACAAGTTGTAGTTAATGGAGATTATGCGAACAAATCTAAATACGTGTATGTCGAAGTAGATCCCGACGTAGCTAACGGAGCAATTTCAAATCAATTGGTTCCATTCGGATTCGCAGCTTTATTTAATCCATTACCTACTGCGTTTACCAATGTACCTGCTGCTACCATGGTATCAAACCAACAAATTGGCGGAGTCTATAATCGTCGTAAATTTTATGGATTTAGTTATGATTTCGGTACTACAGATAACATCAATTATTTAAAAGCACTACCAAGTCTAGAAGATCCTGCAACTACTACTACCGGCTCAAACGCAATATTCTTACTGAGTAATTATAACCAAGAAGCAGGGGCTAATTATCCAACAGCTACCAGCCCATATACAGGACCAATTGATTTATCGACAAACACAAAACTTGACACTCGCAAATTCATAGTACCTTTTCAAGGTGGATTTGACGGAGCTCAACCATTTAAGCGTGTGATTGTGGGCGCAAATATAGTAGACGCTAATACTCAAGGATTCGATTTAAAAGACTCCAGCGGAAAAGATTATTCAGTGTATAAAGATGCTATTGATATTTTATCAAATGTAGATGAAATTGACATTAACATGTTGGTATTACCTGGTGTGATTGAAAGTTTACATCCCGCGGTAATTGATTACGCATATAACATGTGTGAAGATCGCGGTGACACTTTCATGATTTTTGATTGTGTAGGATTGGAAGATAATATAGCTACTGCTGTTGATACTCTAGATGGTATAGATTCCAATTACGCTGCTACTTACTATCCATGGGTGAAAATTGTCGATGCAAACATTAACCGACCTGTATGGGTACCACCATCCGTAGTACTTCCTGGAGTTCTTGCTTATAACGATCGTGTAGCTGCTGAATGGTATGCTCCGGCCGGTTTGAATCGCGGAGGACTTACAACAGTGTTAGACGCTTATGTACGTTTAACTCACGCTCAAAGAGATACGCTTTATGAAGGTCGCGTTAATCCAATTGCTACTTTCCCAGGTGTAGGCGTTTGTGTATGGGGTCAAAAAACTCTTCAAGCTCGTCCATCTGCATTGGATAGAATCAATGTAAGACGTTTGTTAATTGCTTTGAAAAAATACATTGCTTCTGCAACTAGATATTTAGTATTCGAGCAAAACACCGCTGCAACTCGCAATAGATTTTTAAATATTGTAAACCCATATTTAGAGTCAGTGCAACAACGTCAAGGATTGTATGGATTTAAAGTAGTAATGGATGAAACAAATAATACACCAGACTTAATTGACAGAAACATTATGTATGGTCAGATATTTATTCAGCCATCGCGCACGGCGGAATTCATCATAATTGACTTCAACATATTGCCAACGGGAGCCGCTTTCCCCGGAGCTTAATTAAAATTCAATTAAAATCAATGAAATTAGGCGGGCAACCGCCTTTTTTCATGATTACTCGGATATTTATTAGTAGATGCGAAATAAATATGTCCATACTATCTAAAGAAGAACTAATAAAGTTTATTGATGCGAATAAAAGCAATTTCACAAAACAACTGAAATTTCATCATAAAGACTTTTACGATCAAATAAATACTCGATATCAATATCCTGAGTTTGCACAAAAACTCTATCACTATATTCATGGCGAAAAGGTTGGTAAATGTAAAAGATGTAGTAGTTTAAGTACGTTTAGTAGCGTATCTAAAGGATATTTAAAATATTGTTCTTACAAATGCTCAGGAAATGGTAAAAAAGAAATTGCGAGAGAAGTTAGGTCATGCAAAATATGTAATCAAGAATTTGAAGCGTATAAAAAAGCTAAAAACCAATTTTGTTCAGACGAGTGCAGAAAAACTCAAAATAAATTAAATGCAAAAGAGCGGGTCGCAAAGTCCGTAGAGGCTAGCATACGAAACCATGGCGGTGTTCATCATATGAGTTTACCAGAACATAAAGTAAAATCAAAAAAAGCGTCTTTATTAAAGTATGGTAACGAAAATTTCCGTAATATCCCGAAATCAAAGAAAACTCGATTAGCACGATACGGAGATGAAAATTATACAAACCCAGAAAAAGTTAAAGAAACTTGTTTAAAACGCTATGGAGTAAAAAATATATTTTTACACAGAAAATCCAACGGCATCGGAATTTCCAAACCTCAGCGTAAACTTTACGAAATGATTAAAGAAAAATATCCAGAGGCAGTTTTAGAGTATCAAATACCTGAGTTAAACATTTCTGCAGATATATACATTCCTGAGAGAAATTTAATTGTAGAATTTTTCGGAGACTATTGGCATTGCAATCCAAAAAAATACGACTCGACTTACTGGCATAAGTACATTCATCAAACTGCCTCGGAAATTTGGGAACGAGATGAAGCTCGAAAAGAAAAATTGAAAGAGTTAGGGTTTGAAGTTGAGATAGTATGGGAATCAGACTTTCCAAACAATTTACATGTTATATAATAAAGGGAGAAGAAATTCTCCCTTTTCTTTTGTTTTTATCACTCTTACATATTTATATTAAATAAATTAACAAATCATATATAAATACAATGAAAATCACTGAATTCCGTAAACTAATTCGCGAAGAAGTTCGTAAAGTATTAACAGAAGAAACGATTGCTTCAAAATTACAGTCTTTAGATAATAGCTCAAAAGAATCTTTAAACATTAGTAGTGCAGACCCAGTTTACAAAAATGCGACCGTAAGAAAAAAGTGGATGGACAAAGTCGCACAAGGCGTGAGGGAAATAGGAGTTGATGAAATCAAATCTAAACGGAATACTATTTTCAAAACATTAGAAAATGACAATTATCATCAATTATCTTTATTTTTAATACTAAGCTTGAAATTGAATCAAAAAGCTGTTCAACATTACGAACTTGAAGCAAAGCGTAAGGACGCATTAAATGCAGCGGCAATTGAAGATTTTTTATCATATAAATTTTAATTTATAAAGAAAAAAGGGCTATACTAGCCCTTTTCTTTTGTTTTTATCACTCTTACATATTTATATTAAAGAAAATAAAAATACAATGAAAATCACTGAATTCCGTAAATTAATCCGTGAAGAAGTTCGCAAGATATTGAAAGAAAACGAATCGGGCATTACTATAGACGGTAAGCCGGTAAAGTATAGTAGTATCAAATTAAACGGAGTTCATAGCTGGGATAGACCTGATTTTGCAGATGCATACGCAGATTACGCTGAATTTGAAAATGGACAAAAGTTAACAAACGCTCAATTAGACAAATTAACAGACGAATACGCAGACGTTATTAATCAATTAGCAAACGAACAATAAACAATGAAAACTTCAGAATTTAGAAAACTAATCCGCGAAGAAGTTCGCAAGACTTTATCCGAATCTATATACGTGGGGCAGACAGTTAAAGTAAAAACTCCAAACATGACTCATTCAAATAAAATAGGAGAAGTAGTTGAGCAAGATGCCGGAGGCAAATTTTTTACTGTAGAATTTCCTTTACCAGGTAATAAAACAGAATTGGCTTATTATCATATTTCTGATTTAAAAGCATTTTTACCAAAAGATTAAACTAGCAATTTAAAAAAACTTATTATACACTTAAAAAAATTCAAACCATTATGGCAGATTTACTAGACCCATCAGAAATAATGTTTACAGCTTTTGAACCTAAAGTTGCAAACCGTTTCATTATGTACATTGAAGGAATTCCTTCATATTTAATCAAAGCTTCAAATCGTCCAGGCATCACCTTCGGAGACGTAGTACTCGATCACATCAATGTCGAGCGCAAACTCAAAGGCAAAGGAAGATGGAACGATGTAACTATCACTCTTTACGATCCGGTAGTTCCTTCTGCAGCTCAAGCTACTATGGAATGGGTTCGTCTTTCTCACGAGTCTGTGACAGGTCGCGACGGCTATTCCGACTTTTACAAAAAGGACATTACGTTTAATGCGCTAGGTCCGGTAGGAGATAAAGTTGAAGAGTGGACGCTGAAAGGCGCGTATATCGGAGACGCTAATTTCGGTGACTTTGATTGGGCGTCGGAGGATGCGATTAATATACAATTGACACTTAAGTATGATTATGCCATTTTGCAATTTTGAAGTACGACTACGCAATTTTATTCAATATCGCAAAATAATTTTATTGTTTCAGAAGAATCCCTTATATTTATTTATATAAGGGATTTTTTATGTTTAAATGTAATGAATGCAAAAAAGAGTTTGGTACTTTTAAAAAGTATCAACTACACAACACAAAAGTACATAAGATAGCAGCTGGTAAATCTTATGTCGACATGTATCTAAATAGTATATGGCCAACTTGTAAATGCGGCTGTGGAGAAGAGTTAACCTATTTTCCTAGTTTAAAATTCGGAGAGTATATTCGAGGCCATAAAGCTCGAGTATCAGG